CTTTTCTTTTAACGCGTTTACGGAAAAAAGCCGGGAAACAAGATGAGCCAGAAGCTACGCAGCGATAAAAATAGCGTCACGGCGGCGGTTGAAACATTCAGTGGTGCCATGGCAAGCGTGCCTTTGCCGCAAGGTATTGAACTGCGATCTGAACTTGAAATGGTGATCTGGGATCAGTTCAGCCGCGCGCGCGCACGCGAGGATTGGCGTGACATGGACCTGCTTCTGCTTGCCAAGGTAGTCCGCATGGAGGCTGACATTCGGCGGCATCAGGAGACGCTGGACCGCACCGGCGTGCTGATCAAGAACAAGCGCGAGACGCTGGTTGCCAATCCGCTGTTGGCAGTAATCGACACGCTGGAGCGGAGACAACTTGCGGTGATTCGCTCCATGTCGCTAAACCAGATGCACGCTGACCCGCGCACGATCAACGCGACGGCCCGGAAGGCAGACGATGCTCGGAGTGTTATGGCATCGTTTGATGAGGAAGATTTGATCGCTATGCCGAGGGCAAACTGATGGACAACAAATTCTACGATCACAAGGTGGCATTGGTTGCCGACCTGATCCCGTATGCTTTGAACAGCCGGGAACACAGCGATGAACAGGTGGCGCAGATCGCGGCCAGCATCCGGGCCTTTGGATTTACAAACCCGGTGCTGATTGACGAGGCCAACAACCTGATCGCTGGGCATGGCCGGGTGATGGCTGCGCGCAAACTTGGTTTGACCGAGGTGCCTGCCATCGTGGTGACGGGCATGGACGAACGCAAACGCCGCGCGCTGATCATCGCGGACAACAAGCTGGCTTTAAACGCTTCTTGGGACATGGAAGCATTGCTGGTTGAAGTGCGCGATCTCGGTGGCGAGTTTGGCGAGCTGATGGGATTCAGCGACGATGAGTTGGCCGCGATGATGGCCGAGGAGACAGAGGGCCTGACCGACGAGGACGCGGTGCCAGAGGTGCCTGCGGTTCCCGTGACCGTCGAGGGCGATGTATGGGTGCTGGGAAGACATCGGCTGATGTGCGGGGATAGCACTAGCATTGACGCGGTGGAGCGGCTGATGGATGGTGTGGAGCCGCACTTGATGGTTACTGACCCACCATATGGCGTAAACTATGATCCACAAGATGGCGCAAAGCGCGCTGGAATAAAAAATGGTGTAACTGGAAAAGTTTTGAATGACGACAATGCCGATTGGTCTGAAGCTTGGTCATTGTTTTCAGGCTCTGTTGCATATGTTTGGCACGCTGGGACAAGATCGCATATCGTTGCTGATAGTTTAATAAAAAATAATTTTGAAATAAGGGCGCAGATAATTTGGTCAAAAACTGGACACATCTTGAGCAGAGGCCATTATCATCAAATGCACGAGCCTTGTTTTTATGCAGTTCGTGGCGATGCGTCATGGCAGGGTGCAAGAGATCAAGATACTATTTGGCGGGTTGGAAAAGATAGAAATGGCGATGATAAGCAAACTAATCATGGCACACAAAAACCTGTTGAAATTATGTTGCGGCCTATTCTAAATAATAGTTCGCAAGGCCAAGCCGTTTATGAGCCTTTTTGCGGCTCTGGCACAACGCTTATTGCGTGTGAAAAATCAGTTCGTTCTTGCTTGGCAATGGAACTAGACCCGAAATACTGCGACGTTATCATCAAACGCTGGCAGGACTTCACCGGGCAAGAGGCAACGCTTGAAGGCTCTGGCGAGACGTTCAACGCACTGGCAGACAAACGGCTGGCCGCATGACACGCGGCGAAAAGGTCTGCGCCTTCATCCAGCGGTATTGCCTGATTCCAGAGGGCAAACTTGTCAGCAAGCCTTTCCGGCTTATGCAGTTTCAGCGCAAATTCATCTTGGACATTTACGACAACCCGAAAGGCACCAGCCGGGCCTATTTGTCGGTCGGAAGAAAGAACGGGAAAAGCGCGCTGATTGCAGCCATCTTGTTGGCTCACATCGTAGGCCCGGAGGCGCGGCAGAACAGCCAGATTATCAGCGGCGCGCGGTCACGCGATCAAGCCAGCCTTGTTTTCAAGTTGGCCGAAAAGATGGTCAGGCTTTCGCCGGAATTATCTAAGCTGATCCGCATCGTGCCGTCGCAAAAGTCGCTGATCGGCCTGCCGATGAATGTCGAATACAAGGCCATCAGCGCGGAAGCCGGGACGGCGCACGGGCTTTCGCCTGTGCTGGCTATCTTGGACGAAGTGGGGCAGGTGCGCGGGCCGACCGATGCTTTCATCGAGGCCATCGAGACAGCCCAGGGCGCGCATGATGATCCGCTTTTGATTGCCATCAGCACGCAGGCGGCGACCGATGGCGACCTGTTCAGCATATGGCTGGACGACGCGAAGAACGCCAAAGACAAGCGGATCGTGAGCCATGTCTATGCCGCGCCGGAAGGTTGCGATGTTATGGACAAGGAAGCATGGAAAGCTGCCAACCCGGCGCTTGGGGAATTCCGCAGCCTGACCGACATCGAGGATTTTGCCAAGCAGGCCGACCGCCTGCCAGCCAAGGAAAACAGTTTCCGTTGGCTGTTCCTGAACCAGCGGATTGAGGCCACCAGCCCGTTCTTGAACCGCAGCGAATGGGAAGCCAACGCGGGCGAAGCCGATATTGAGACGGGCGCGCTGTGCTATGCTGGGCTTGACCTGTCGGCCAGCCGCGACTTGACGGCCTTTGTGATGGTTTTCCCGCAGGACGGAATCTATCACGTTGTCCCGCAGTTTTTCATGCCAGCGCAGGGCATCCGTGAGCGGGCAAAAGAGGACAAAGTGCCTTATGACATTTGGGCGGATCAGGGCTTCATCACGCTAATTGATGGCCCGGTTATCATCCCGGCTGTCGTGGCGCAGGCGGTGGCCGAGGCGGCGGACCAATACGACTTGCAGTTGATGGCTTATGACCGCTGGCGCATTAATGATTTTACGCGCGAACTGGACGCCATTGGGGCAAGCCTGCCGATGCAGCCGTTCGGGCAGGGGTTTAAGGACATGGCTCCGGCTGTTGATAAGCTGGAGCGTCTGGTGGCCGAGCGGAAGATCCGGCACGGGGCGAACCCTGTCATGAACATGTGCGCGGCCAATGCGGTGGCCGAGCGTAGCCCGGCGGGTGACAGAAAACTGACAAAAGCCAAATCATCTGGGCGGATTGACGGATTGGTTGCGCTTGCCATGGCCTTGGGCGTTGAATCGCATGATGCTGTTGGCTTGCAAACGTCGCCTTGGGATGACGAAAATTTCAGATTGAGTGCCGCATATTGACCTATCGTTTACAGTTGGCGGCTGTCGTGGTATGTTTCCGGCAACCGCTTTCATGGATTGGCGCTGATGGCACTGTTTGATCGCTTCCGCAAAGCGGAAAATCGCAACCTTGAAAACCCAACTGCACCAGTTTCCGCGCCTGATTTCTTGCAAATCATGGGCTGGGGCGATCTTGTTTCATCTTCCGGCATCACGGTGAATGTTGACAGCGCTTTGGGGGTTCCTGCGGTCTGGGCGGCGGTTAATTTCATCGCTGGCACGATTGCTGGCCTGCCGCTGCAAGTTTACCAAAAGCAGCCGGAAGGCGGGCGTAAAAAGGTTGAAAGCACGGTTTCAACCATGCTTCACGAGGCTGTGAATGACGATATGTCGTCGTTTGAATGGCGGAAATACTCGTTTGAGCAGGTTTTGACTGGCGGGCGCGCGGTCACTTACATCGAGCGCACAAATCTAGGCCAGATCGTCAACCTTTGGCCGCTTGATCCGACCAAGGTGCGCGTTGAACGGCTGATTGATGGCCGGAAAATCTACCGCGTGAATGGCCGGGTTTACGAATCCAGCGAAATTCTGGACCTGCCGTTCATGCTGAAATCCAACATGACCGACGCGCGCGGGCCGATTTCGCAGAACAAAGACGCCATCGGAATGGCGATTGCGGCCAGCCGTTACGGTTCAAAGGCATTCCAGAGTGGCGGCATCCCGCCTGCGGTGCTGCAAGGCCCGTTTGCGTCTGGTGCGGCTGCTAATCGGGCGTCTGAGGACGTTGCAGCAACGACTTTGAAGCTGGCCAAGGAAGGCCGCCCGATCATGGCGCTGCCGCTTGGCCATGAGTTGAAGGCCATCGGGCTTTCGCCAGAGAATATGCAGCTTTTGGAATTGCAGCGGTTCAGCATCGAGCAGATCGCTCGGATTTACTCGCTGCCGCCTGTTTTCTTGCAGGATCTGACGCACGGCACGTTCTCGAACACCGAGCAGCAGGATTTGCACTTTGTGAAGCACACCGTGAAGCGGTGGGTTGAGCAATTTGAACAGGAAATGAACCTAAAATTCTTTGGGCGCGGCTCTGATTTCTACGTTGAATTCAACGTGGACGGCCTGCTGCGCGGCGATCTGAAAACCCGCATGGAAGCATATGCGACTTCCATTCAAAACGGCATCCGCACTCCCAACGAGGTTCGCACGATTGAGAATCTTCCGGCCAAAGAAAACGCTGATGATCTGCTAATTCAGGGCGCAACCGTGCCGTTGGGAAGCCAGCCGAATGTTGGGGGTGCAAATGGCGCGTGATGTGATACAATCGGGCCATCAAACGGGGCTTCAAATGTCTGATAAAGAAATCCGGCGCGGCGTGCCTGTCGAAATTCGCGCTGATGACAGCGGCGAAGTCAAAGTTGCTGGCTATGCCGCCGTTTTCGGCGAAGAAACCGATATTGGCGGTATGTTCACCGAAGTGATCGCACGCGGTGCATTCAAAAAGGCTATCGGGCGCGATGATGTGGTTTTCCTGATCAACCATGAAGGCTTGCCGCTGGCCCGCACGCGGTCTGGCACGCTGACCCTGAAAGAGGACGATCACGGGCTTTATATGGAAGCCATGCTGGATCAAACCGACCCGGATGTTCAGTCTATCGTGCCGAAGATGAAGCGCGGCGATCTGGACAAGATGTCTTTTGCCTTCCGCCCGCTGCGGCAGGAATGGGACGATAGCAAATCCATCCCGAAGCGCACGATCCAAGAAGCCCAGTTGTTTGATGTGAGCATTGTCACAACCCCGGCTTATGACGGAACAGAAATCGGCCTGCGGTCTTTGCAGCAATACCGCGAAGAAAAAGCCAAGTCGCAGGCGGCGCGCCGGATGCGGATGAAGGCAAAGGCTTATGGCTTGGAAGCGCGCAACGAATACATCTTGCCACCTGAACCGCAGCCTGAAATCGTGTCTGGATCGGTGAACGAGATCAACACGCAGAACGCAATTGAAAACTGGAACCTTGGCCCGGAAGTGGCTTCGGATGAACCGGGCGCGAATGCGGAATATTGGGCCAAGATGGCAGACGTTTGGAGCGTCAACGAGGCGGAAGCCCGTCGCCAGCTTTGCGCGAATTGCGAATACTTCAACAACACGCCAGAAATGATGAAGGCGATGGAAGATATTCCGCGCAACGATTTCGACACCAATGCAGGCGGTCGCGGCTGGTGCGAGAAACTTGAATTTATCTGCCACAATCTGCGGACCTGCCAAGCGTGGGAGCGCAAGGATTTCGTGACGGAAGAATAACGGCGGTCTCCCGCTGTTGGCCCATCACCCCAGCCCTTGGGCAAGGCACAAAGTAGGAGGCCAAAATGGCTGACACCAAAGACCTGCGGGAGAAGATGGCGCGCATCGCCACTGAGGCCCGCGCCAAACTCGCCGAAGTGACCGACAAGACCGAGGAAGCACGCGCTGCCGAAGTTGAGCGTGAATTCGATGCCATGATGGCCGAGCATGACCGCCTGTCGGGCATGGCCCAGCGCATGGAAAAAGCTGATGCGGCTATCCGCGCGGCCCAAGGCGTTGACCTGTCCAAGCGTCCCGTTGCAGAGCGCACATCGGTTCCGGCTGTTGATGCTGGCGCTGCGGTTGATTACCGTTCGGCTTTCTATTCGATGATCGCCAACGGTGGCGTTGAAGGTCTGGATGCGGAAGTGCGTCAGGTTCTGCGCGGCGCTGAACTCCGCACGCAAACCGCTGGCACCAACTCGGCTGGCGGCTACACCGTCCCGACCGAACTGGCCACGTTCATCGAAAAGGCCATGGTCGCAACCGGGCCGATGTATGACAGCAGCCTGTTCACCGTGATCAACACCACGGGCGGCAACACGTTCAACATCCCGACCGTTGACGACACCTCGGTTTCGGCTGTTGCACACACCGAAGGCGGCGCTGTGACCGACGACGGCGGCTCGGATGTCACCTTCGGCCAGAAGACCTTGGGCGCATATGCATTCGATACCGAATGGGTCCGCTGGTCGTATGAACTGGCAAACGACTCCATCCTCAACATGGAATCGCTTTTGGGCGAACTCCTTGGTGAGCGCATGGGCCGCATCGCCAACTCGAAACTGACCACTGGTTCGGGTTCTTCGGACGTTGAAGGCATCGTGACCAACTCGGGCCTCGGCAAAACTGCTGCTGGCGCTGCTGCCGTGACCGCCGATGAGATCATCGACCTGATCCACTCGGTCAACCCGGCTTACCGCTCGGCACCGAATACCGCTCTGATGATGAACGACAGCACCCTTGCCGCTGTCCGCAAGCTGAAAGACGGTCAGGGCAACTATCTCTGGCAGATGGGCAACTATCAGGCTGGCATCCCGCAGAACATCTTGGGCTACAACGTCGTTGTGAACCAAGCCATGGACTCGCTGGCAGCTTCGAAAAAGGTCATGCTGTTCGGTGACATGTCCAAGTTCTACGTCCGCAAAGTGGGCGCTCCTTCGCTGTTCGTGGCCCGTGAGCGTTTCGCCCCCGACTACGGCATCTTGGGCTACATCCGCTTTGACGGCGTGTTGACCAACACCGCAGCGATCAAGCACCTGATCACCGCTGCTTCGTGATGACAACAGGGCGGGGCTTCGGTCCCGCCCTATCCACCAATAGGAGGCCATCATGGCTAAGGTCCGTTTGCTCACTTCGATGGCTGGCGTTGATTTCTCGCACAACTCGGGCGATGTGATTGATTGCACCGAAGAAGTCGCTGCCCGCTACATTGCCGCAGGGATTGCGGAGGGTTTCGCCGATGCAGAACCGAAAATTGAGCGCGCTTCCAAAAAGGTCGCCGCTGAGAAAGCCGTGAAGGAATAACGATGCTGTCGCCGCAGTTTTCCCTTGTCCGCGTCACCGCGCCCAGCGCCTCGCCGATTTCTTTGGCCGAGGCCAAGGCGCAGATGCGGGTTGAAGGGACTGACGACGACACCATCATTCAGCGTCTGATTGACGCTGCCGTTGCCTTTGTAGATGTGCAGGGCGCGCTTGGCTTTGCCATGATCACGCAGACTTGGGGGCAATGGCTTTCGCCCAACCCCGGCACGGTCCAGCTTTCGCTTGGGCCTGTGCAGTCTGTTTCGGCGGTCAAGTATTATGACGTTGACGGCGTGCTGCAAACGGCAACGCTGTCAGATTTTAACGTGTTCGGCACGCCGAACCGCATCACGGTTTCGCCCAAGGCTGGCAAGGCTTGGCCTGTCACGCAAACGCGCGACGACGCCATCAAGATCGAATATGTGATCGGCTACGGGGCCACATCGGCCAGCGTGCCGCAGACTGTCCGTCATGCGCTGATGATGCTGGTGGCGCATTGGTATGAGAACCGCGAAACATCATCCGAAAAGCAGATGGTTGATCTTCCTTATGGCTTCGCCGAAATGATCGGCATCGAGCGGAATCAGTGGTATGGCTAAGGCTGGCGCATTTGGAGAGCGGGCGACATTTCAACGCTTGGACCAAAGCGCAATCGACGCTTATGGCAACGTATACACTGGCTGGTCGGAATACGGCGTGCGCTGGGCTGACATGCGTGAGCGGGTCGGTAAAGAGATGATTGAGGGCGGCGCGCTTTCGGATGTGGCCATGGCCACCATGCGTTGCCGTGCTGATACCGTGACAAAAGCAATCACCGCAGCCGACCGCGTTGTGATCCGTGGCACGACTTGGGCCATCAAGAACGTGACGCAGGTTGACGCAAAGAATTCTCTGATTGAATTCCTGCTGGAACGCGGGGTGGCATCGTGAAGGTTTCCGGCGCGGAAAAGCTGGCGCGGCAACTTCGGACCATGCCGAAAGCAGTTGAGGACAATCTCAAAAAGTCTATCAAGACAAATACCGAGCAAGCGGCCAACATGGCGCGCAGGCTTGTGCCTGTGAAGTCTGGAGAATTGAAAAGCTGGATATTCACCAAATACGCGGATGAAGGTCTAACTGGATCAGTTGAAGCCGCGCCACCGACCAGAGACGCGCAGATCAAGGCAAAAGCGGTTGAATTTGGCCGTGAGAAAGGCAATCGAGGCACAACGGCTGCCCAGCCATATATCCGCCTCGCCCAGAAGTTTCAGCGCGATAAATTCAGCCGCAGCGTCAAGTCTGCGGTTCGGCGCGGCATGAAGGAGGCAACCAATGGCTGACGGTTTCGCGCTTGCGCTGCAAAAGGGCTTGCGGGCCGCGCTGGTGGCCAATTCAGGCGTCACCGCGATTGTTTCAACGCGCGTTTATGACGAGCCGCCGCAGAGCGTGACGTTTCCTTTCCTGCGGTTTGGCGACATCACGCCAAGCGCATTTGACACTGATAACAAGGTCGGTGCTTCGGTCGATATTACGCTGGAAGCAAGCAGCCGATCGGCATCTGGCCGGGTGGAGGCTGTGCAAATTGTGGAGGCCGTCAACGCGGCTTTGCATCGTCAAGAGGCCAGCGTAACCGTGACGGGCTTTACGCTGGTCGAATTGATTTTCCAGACCCACAGTGTTACAAGAGAACCTGATGGCCGTGGCTATACGGCTGTGATCGCGCTTCGGGCTTTGCTCGAAACAGCCTAGAAACTGGCCTTGGGCAAGCCATAAAAACGGAGGCCGTCATGGCTAAACAACTTGGGCGCGCCTTGCTCGTGAAAATCGGCGATGGCGGCGGCACCGAAGCATTCGCAAACCTCTGCGGGCTGAACAGCAAAACGCTGACCATCAACAATTCTTCGATTGATGTCACCACCCCGGATTGCACCTCACCGGAAGGCGCATTGTGGGCTGAAAGCCTTGCTGGCCTGAAAAGCGTTTCGGTTTCCGGCGATGGCTTCTTTGAGGACAGCACCACCGAAGCCCGCATGAACACCGTTGCGATGCAGGCCGACGCCAAGGCGAATTTTCAGATCATCGTTCCGGCTTTCGGCACCTATGCTGGCTCGTTCCGCATCGTTTCGCTGGAATTCGGCGGCGAGACGGAAGGCGGCGTGACCTATTCGCTGTCGCTGGAAAGCACTGGCGCTGTCACGTTCACGGCAGCCTAATGACGATCACGGCAGAAGCGCCGCGTGGGGGTGTCGCCGAATACATCGGTGACACCTCTTACGTTTTTCGCCTTCGCAACCGCGAGATTGAGCGGTTTGAAGATAAACACCGTGGCATCTTTGACCTATGGGAAGGCATTTTCGGGCGCGGGTCGAAACCGACCAGCACCGAAATCCGCGACTTGCTGGCGCTTGGCCTTGTCGGCGGCGGCATGAAGGACGCGGACGCTGACCGGGTTATCAGTGCGGCAACCCCGGCTGACCTGCTGCGGCTTTACCAGATCGCCCAAGCCGTGCTGGGCGTGGCATTCATGCCGGACGCAGCCGATGAAGCCTCAAAAAAAAAGCCGACCGAGGACCAAGAATTGACCGCTTGAACGTGCGCGGGATGATAAAGAACGGAATTGTGATTGGGTTACGCCCCGAGGAAATCCGTGATATGATCCCGAAAGACGCTTGGCTTGTTTTCCAAGGATGGCACGATGCACATTCTCCGAAGAAGCCCGGATCTGAGGCAATGACAGCGGACCAATACCGCGCCCTTGTGGAGCAAGTTGATGGCGATCAGCGCAGAACAGCTTAACATCATCCTGACCGCAAAGGATCGTGAATTCGCAAAAGCGATGGATGCGAACTCAAAGCGCATCGAGGGCTTCGCCAAGAAAGCTGACAAAGATTTGTCTGGCGCTGGAGAATCCTTCAACCGTCTCGCAAATGCCGCAAAAGGCTTTGCCGCCGTTGCCGTTTTTCAACAGCTTTCAACTGCGGTTCGCGGCGCTGCCGATAAACTTGGCGATCTGAAAGACGCGGCAACATCAATCGGCATCACGACTGCTGCATTGCAGGAATTGCGCTATGCGGCGCAAATGAATGGTGTTGCCCAAGACGTGCTGCAACAAGGGCTTGTTGTGCTGTCAAAGAACCTTGGAGATGCCGCCATGGGTGGTGGTGCAGCAAAAAAATCTCTGGACGCTTTGGGCCTTTCTGCTGCTCAGCTTTCTTCCGTTCCACTGCCTGACGCTTTGGGAATCATTGCCGACAAGATGGCAAATGTAGAAAACCCAATGCAACGAGCCACGCTGGCTGCCGATCTGTTCGGCAAAGCTGGCGTTAAGATGGTTAACATGCTGGCGGATGGTTCTGCCGGAATGGATGCATTGCGGGCAGAGGCGCAAAGCCTTGGGATTGTCATTAATGACGATGTGATTGCGAAGGCCGCAGAGGCAGGCGATCAGCTTGATGCTTTGTCGATGGTTATTTCGTCAAACCTCACTGTGGCACTCATCAACATCGCGCCTTATCTTATCAGCGCAGCGCAAGCCATTGCTGGGTTGAGCAGCGCAGCCCGCGAATTCCTCACTATTGGGAGCGGCGCAGGACTTCCAAAACTTCTGAACAAAGATGAAATTGCGGCTGCCGCTGTTGAATATGGCAAGGTGAGGGATGAAGCCGATGCCTTGACGCGGGCGCAAAATGCTTTGAACGCGCTTGATGCACAAGCAGCAGCCGGGAAACCACCGACTATTCCGCAGCTTGATGCCGCGCATGAGCGAGTTAAGATTGCGGAGGAAGAACTCGCAGCGGCCAAATTGGCAGTTGTCGCCCGTGAAAAAGCGGATGAGCAATACACTTCTGGGTTTTCGGCGCTTGAGGAGGAAAATTACAAACTCCGCGAACAGGTTTATCTGCAAAAGCTAAGCACAGAAGAACGTGCAAAAGCAGTGGCGATGAAAGCGAAAGAGGCTTTTATCGCAAATCAACTTGCATTGGCAAATGCAGCAGACCCTTCAGGGAAAGCATCACCTGAAATTGTTGAAAGTGTCAAAAAACTTGCCGAAGAACATTACAATCTCGCCGTTCAGGCCGAGTTGTCCAAGACCGCGCAAAAAGGCTCCAGCGGCGCGATGTCTGAAAGCAAGATCAAGGCGCTTGAGGCGAAGCAGGCTTTGATCGAATACGAAATGCAGGTTGGCCGTCTTGGCCTGACGCTTTCGGAATTCAAAAGCATTTCGACCACCATTCAATCTTCCATGGAAGATGCTTTCATGGGGATCGCGGATGGAACGATGACTGCCAAGGACGCTTTCAAATCCATGGCAGCCGACATCATCAAGGAACTTTACCGCGTTTTGGTGGTGCAGCGGCTTGTTGGCAGCTTCGCAACATCAAAGACTGCCGGGTCAGGCATCCTTGGCGCAATCGGTGGTGCGCTTGGCATTACCGGAAACGCGGCAGGCGGGGCCGTGCAGGCAGGCCAGCCGTCTGTTGTGGGTGAGCATGGCCGCGAACTGTTCGTGCCGTCCAGCGCGGGCCGTGTGCTGTCTGTGCCGCAAGCCAAAGCGGCTGTCAGCGGCGGCGGCAATGGCGTGACGGTAAATCAAAGCATCAGCTTCGGCGCTGGCGTCTCGCGGGCTGAAATCCAAGCCATGCTGCCGAAGATTGTTGAAAGCACCAAGGCAGCCGTGTTTGACGCACAGCGCCGCAGCGTTAACGGGATGGGCTACTGATGGCGATTACATATCCTTTGGCCATGCCAACGCACACTGGCCGCCGCAGCGTTGAAATGCGGGCCAGCAATGCGGTTGCGTTTGAAATGTCGCCTTTCACTTTCGCAGGCCAAGCGCAGGCCAGCGCCGGGCAAATGTGGCTTGCCGATGTGACCTTGCCGCCGATGAAACGCACCGATGCTGAGCAGTGGATCGCGTGGCTGGTTAGCCTGCGCGGGCGGTTTGGCACTTTCACGATGGGCGATCCTTTGGGATGCACGCCGCGCGGGGTTGCCACCGGAACGCCTCTAGTGAACGGGGCAAACCAAACTGGCCAAGATCTGGCGATAGACGGATGCACGATCAACGTGACTGGCTGGCTAAAAGCTGGTGATTTCATCCAGCTTGGCAGCGGCTTCACGGCAACGCTGCACAAGGTTCTGGCCGATGCTGACACCAACGGCAGCGGGGAAACCACATTGACGCTCTGGCCGCATGTTCGCACGGCACCTGCCGACAATGCCGCCGTAACTGTCAGCAACACCGTTGGGCGCTGGCGGCTGGCATCCAACGAAACGGCATGGAGCGTCAACGAGGCGGCCATCTATGGCATCAGCTTTAGCGCGATGGAGGCGGTATGAGCCGGACAATCCCAGCCGCCATTCTGACCGCTCTTGCGCAAGAAAGCGTTGAACTGTTCTACGCCATCGAATTGAATTTCAGCACAGCGCCCGTGCGGCTTTGGACAGGCTTCGGCGACCGCGTGATTGACGGCCAAACCTATTTGGGCGCAGGCACGCTGTTGACGATCAGCGGCATTGAGGAAGTTGCGGACCTGTCAGCAAAAGGCATCACGTTGACGCTTTCCGGCGTGGATGTGTCGCTGGTCAGTTTGGCTTTGCAGGAGCCTTATCAAGGACGCGCTGGCCGCGTGCTTTTCGGCGTTGCTGGCGTTGATGATTTTGTCGAGGTGTTTGCGGGTCTGATGGATGTGATGACACTCCAAGAGGACGGTTCGCGCGCAACAATTGAAATGACGGTCGAAAGCAAGCTGGTCACGTTGCAGCGTGCAAACATCCGCCGTTACACTTCCGAAAACCAGAAGCTGCGATATTCGTCAGATACGTTTTTTGATTATGTGGAGCAGTTGCAGGATAAGGAAATCGCATGGGGCCGCAAGATCGCCTGATAGCCTATGTCAAGGCGCAGCGTGGCAAACCGTTTGCCATTGGGTCGCATGATTGCTTCACCTTCACCAATGGCGCTTGGGCTGCGATGCACGGGCGCGGCTATGCTGATCAGATCAGCGGCCAATATGCTGGCCTTGGGCAAAAGGCTTTGGCAAAGCTGATCCGCGATAACTTCGGCACGACTGACATGATCGCCGCGCTTGATGCTGGTCTAACCCGTGTCAAAGGCTTTCCGCCGAAAGGTGCGCTGGTGGTTATGCGATCTGAGCGGCCATATTTCACCGGGTATGCCTTCGGGCTTGCTATGGGCGTCACGGCTGTTTTCCTCGGCGAGAGCGATGTGGTATACATGCCGATAAGCCAGATTGAAGGGGCATGGGTATGACGCTGAAAACGCCGTTTAATGTGATGCGCCATGCTGGATGGGATGCTGCCCCGCGTGATCCTGTCACCATCGGCGCGGCTATCCTTGGGTCGGCGGCAACAGCGGCGACAACTGTTACCGTGCTGGGAACCGCGCTTTCGGTCGGCGCTTGGCTTGTCGGAACGGTTGTCACCACGGCTTTGACATCGTTTGCCCTTCGCAAGCTGGGGCCAAAGGCTGGCGCGGGATCTGCTGCCGAAAATCGCGGGACACTGATCAACGCGCGCCAAGCGGCGGCGGCTCATGAATATGTCTATGGGCAAACCCGCAAGGGCGGCATCATTACCTATATGCAGACCAGCGGGCCATCGAATGATTATCTGCACATGGTCATCGCGCTGGCTGGCCATGAGATTGAGGAAATCGGCAGCATCTATGTCAACGATGAAATCGTTTCGTTGGATGGCAGCGGGTATGTTTCCGGCACCAGATGGGGCAGTAAAATCCGCATCCTGAACCATCTTGGCGATCAAACCAGCGCGACAGATAACTTTGCCAATGCGTCAACTAACCTGCAAAGCACGCTTGTCGCAGAATGCGGATTGACCAATGCCTTCGTCGGTCAAGGCATCGCCTATATGTATGTGCGCCTGCAATACGATCAGGACATTTTTTCAGGCGGCGTGCCAACATTCACGGCCATCGTGAAGGGAAAGAAGATTTATGACCCTCGCACGGCAACAACGGCATATAGCAACAATGCCGCGCTGGTGATCCGCGATTACATCACTTCGGCCAATGGGCTTAATGATAGCGCCGTTGATGATACTTATTTCTCTGCCGCAGCCAATGACTGCGACGACGCAATCCCGCTATCTGGCGGCGGCACACAAGCCCGCTACACCATCGACGGGGTGATCAACGCGGAAAGCACCACTGGCAACGCGCTGGCAGACATGATGGAAGCCTGCAACGGCGCGCTGTTTTTCTCTGGCGGCGTTTGGAAGATGAAAGCTGGCGTTTACAGCGCAAGCGTCAAGTCGCTGACGTTGGATGATTTCCGATCCGGCATCACGCTGCCGACGCGGCTTTCGCGCCGGGACAACTTCAACCGCATCACTGGCAAATTTATCGACGCATCCAGCGATTGGATCGAGACAGATTTTCCGGCCATCGTGAGCGCGCCGTTCCTGTCAGAGGATAACGGGCTGGAAAACACGCTTGACGTTGGTCTGGCGCTTGTCACCAACTCGGCGCGGGCGCAGCGGCTTGCCAAGCAAAAGCTGTTCAGATCGCGCGAACAGATGACCATCATGGCGGAATTTGGGCTTGCCGCGATGGGCGTTGAAGTCGGCGATATTATAGACTTGACGATTGATCGTTACGGATGGACGGCGAAAGAGTTTGAAGTTGCGGCATGGCGGCTTGTCGTCGGCGAAACTGGCGGCCTGCGCGTTGCTATGACGCTGCGCGAAACGTCGGAAGCGGCTTTCGCATGGGACGGGGAGGAGGTGGCAATCATCTCCAACAACACCAGCCTATTGAACTATGCCGATGTGCCTGCGCTTGGGCTTACAGTAACCGATGCGCTGAAAGTCTATCACGAAAAGCTGTCCAATGTGGTTTCGCTGACAACCACTTCATCGCTTTCCACCTTCATCGACTATGTGCAAGTCGAATTTAAGAAAACAGCGGATACGGCATGGCGCGACGGTGGCTATGGTGAACTTGGCCTGTTCGAGATCAACGACATTGAGGACGGAACCTATGATTTTCGCGTGCGCGCGGTAAACGGGTTCGGCATCAAGGGCGCATATACAACCCGCACAGGATACAAGGTTGAAGGCCTTTCGCAGCCGCCGCAGGATGTGACGGGCTTTGCGGCAGAAGTGAACGGCGACAGCATCAATCTATCTTGGGCCGCCGTGCCTGACCTGGATTTGTCTTACTACATCATCAGGCACGCAAAAGAGACGACAGGCGCAACGTGGTCTGGTGCTGTGACTTATGTTGAAAAGGTTGCCCGCCCATCGACAGAGGCCAGCGTGCCTGCCAAGGCGGGGTCATATCTCATCAAGGCGGTTGATAAGACTGGCGTGCAATCTGTCAACGCGACAACTGTTGTCGTCCTTGCTGATGAAGTGACGGCCCGCGCGACTGTCGTCACGATTGACGAAGACCCGACATTCACTGGCACCAAGTCTGATGTAGTCTTGCAGGACGGCGAAATCCGCCTCGGATCGGTCATCAACTTTGACAGCCTGACGGGCAACATAGACAGCTTGACGGGGCAATGGGACGCGCTTGGTGTCAGCTATAACAACACCGAAGGCACCTACTACTTCGCCAACATCATCGACCGCACGGTTGCAGAGCAGGGCTTCATCACGGTTGATATGGTCACGCGGCGGTTCGATACCACTGGCGGGTTGTTTGATGATCTGGCTGGTAGTCTTGATGTGCTGACAGGATATTGGGATGACCTGACGGGTGGCGCAGACTTCAACGATACCAACGTGACAGCCTATGTCAGCACAACGAATGACGATCCAGCCGGATCGCCAACGTGGTCTGATTGGCGCAAAATCAGGGCGGCCAATGTTTATGGACGCGCATTGCGGTTTAAGGTAGAGTTGCACGCGGATGCGCCCGGCATTTCTCCTGCTATCAGCGAATTGAGCGCAACTGGCAATTATGTCTAAGGGGGCCAAATGGCACAGCATGACTATGTGATCGGGAACGACACAGCGGCAAACGTCCGGGCGGACATCAACAACGCGCTTGCGGCCATTGTGTCAAACAACAGCGGGGCGTCTGCACCTGCCACGACGTATGCGAACCAGTGGTGGTATGACAGCACCAATGACACGCTGAAGATTCGCGCCGAGGCCAACGACGCTTGGATCAGCGTGGCAATTCTTAATCAGACCAGCGATCAATTCTTCCCGATTGTCGGCGGCGTTGCAGTCACCGCCAACGGCACCGAGATCAACTATCTCGACATCACGACGCTCGGCACCTCGCAGGCCTCTAAAGCTGTGACGGCTGCCGCAGACGGAACGGTGACATTCACCAACGCCGTCAAAGAAACGGTCTATACGCTTTCTGGCACTGTGCTTGATCCGTCAAATGGCACTGTTCAGACGAAGACGCTTTCTGCGAATACGACATTCACCGAAACCCTTGCCGCTGGTGAAAGCCTGACGCTGATGATTGACGACGGTTCGGCCTATACGGTCACTTGGCCGACAATGACTTGGGTCAACAACGGCGGTGCTGCCCCTACGCTGGCAACAACTGGCTACACTGTCGTTGCTCTCTGGAAGGTCAGCACGACGCTCTATGGCGCGTTGGTTGGGAATCGTGCATAATGTTTACGGCTCGCAAAATTCAAGGGGCTGGTGGGGCTGGCAATCCAAACAAAGACAGGGGCGTCTTTGGCGGCGGTTATTCAGGCGCAGATAGCAATGTCATCGACTACATAACCATCTCCACGATGGGTAACGCTACTGACTTCGGTGATTTGACAGTTGCTAGAAACAGCCTTAGCGCAACTTCAAATGGTTCGCGTGGCGTATTTGGTGGTGGTTATGCAGGTGCTTATTCCAATGTCATCGACTACATCACCCTTTCTACCACAGGAAACGCTACTGACTTTGGAGATTTGACTTCTGCACGAGTAAACCTTACCGCAACATCAAACGGCTCTCGCGGTGTATTTGGTGGCGGCAATGGATCAGTTTCCAATGCAATGGTCTTGATAGACTACATCACTATCTCCACAACAGGAAATGCCACCAATTTTGGCAACTTGACTCTTGGTCGGCTATCCTTGTCCGCAACATCGAACGGCTCTCGTGGAGTCTTTGGTGGTGGTGAGGGGTCGGGTGGTTTGTATAATACCATCGACTACATTACCATTTCCACAACCGGAAATGCCATTGATTTTGGCGACCTGACTGTTTCTAGGTCAACTTTGGCCGCAACCTCAAACGGCCCACGCGGTGTCTTTGGTGGGGGTTTTGATAATAGCGACAGCAATACTATTGATTACATCACTATTGCGACAACGGGGAACGCTACTGATTTTGGTGACTTGACCGTTGCTAGATTTGCCGTATCGGCCACCTCAAATGGCTCTCGTGGCGTATTTGGTGGTGGTGGGGCGTTGTTCGCTGGAACTATTTCAAACGTCATCGACTACATCACCATTTCCACAACTGGAAACGCTACAGACTTTGGTGATCTGACTGTTGCCAGACGGGGCCTCGGGGCAACCTCTGGCTTCACTGGTGCATGACATGAGCAACATCACCACCATCTCCTTTAACCTTCCGGCCACCAGCAACGTCAACAGCGCGGCGGTGGCTAGGGTTTCAGAGCGCATGACGGAACTCGCGGCCAAGACAAAGGCCTTCGACCGCAGCAACAGCCAATCAACCTTGCAGATGATGTCGCTGACGATGCTGAACGGTCAGTCGCCCATGCGGATGCTGCGTCAAATCTTGGCAGAAGTCGAAAAGCGAAAGATGGCACTGGCGGAGGCACAACTAAGCCACGCCAAACTGCTTGCAGAGATTGAAACCCTGCAAGCCAAAGAGCAGACGCCAGTGGTCGAAGCCGAATTGCGCCTGAAGGGTATCAGCCTTGATATGCTGGAAAGCAAGGTCAACGGTGCCTTCAAGGACATTGCGTCTCTGTGCGATGCTTACGACGGCATCAAAGAAAAGCATGGCATTGTCGATTGGGACGAGACAACCTTTGAGGCCGAAGAAAAGCGTCATCATGTGCGCCGTGGCTTTGAACTGCTGTATCGCAACCTGATTGAATATGGCCGCGCCAAGGATGCGACCATCGAATACCTCCAACAGTATGGCGTCCATGTGCAAGTCGCGCTGGCAGAGGTTTCTGGCTATATCAAATTTACCGAAAGCCAGATCGCAAGCGGCACAAGAATGTCAGCGGCTGACATGGAAGATTTCTTCGACCAGATGGCCGACAAATATGCTAAACTGGCCGACGAAGCATCTGACCGTATGTTCGGCAAAGCTGATGCCACCAACAAGGCGTATATGATGGTCTCTCGCGCCAACGACACCGATCAGGAGGTCCACTGATGGATTACGTCAAAACAGAAAACGGTCGGGCTGTGTCCTACCCATACACCACTTGGCAGCTTCGCCAAGACAACTCGAACACGTCATTCCCTGAAGCGATGTCTGACGGGCTTCTCGCCTCTTACGGCATGTATGCCGTCACGACGCTGCCCCAGCCGACCATTGACCCATTGCGTCAGAAGCTGGTGCAGGACGCGCTCCCATCTGAGGCTGATGGCCAGTGGCAGATTGGCTGGTCTATTGTCGTTTTGACGCCGGAAGAAGTCGCCCAGAAAGTATCAGAAGCAAAGGCACAGCAAGAAGCCCTTCGCCAAGCAGCCTACGCATCCGAAAGCGACCCGATTTTCTTCATGGCCCAGCGTGGGGAAGCCACCATGGCAGAATGGGAAGCCAAGATCGCTGAGATCAAGGCTCGTTACCCCTACCCGGAGGCATAACCATGCCGCCGGAAATGCTTTGGAGCCTCGGACTATCGGCGGCCATCGGCTTTATCGGCTGGGTGCTAAAAAGCCATGTCGAGGAAGTTGCGCGTTTGCAAATCCTGCTAAACAGGACGCGCGAGGAAGTTGCCAAGGAATACGTCACCAAGGTCGAGGTTCACGCGGACATCAATCGAATCATTATGCGGATCGACAACCTTGACGCCAAGATCGACCGCATCTTGCAGGGGATGAGCAAATGAGACTGCTGATCGTTCTATTGGTTGCTGCCTGCGGCCCTGTTACCGTTTCGTCGGTGGCTTACACAACGGCCTGCCCCAAGGGAGACAGCCAGTGCGAGATCAGACAAAACGCAGAGACGCTTTACTATATGAGCCATGTGGAGGCAGCCAACGCGTTGCTATGCAGTGGCGACACGCGGGATTCTATGGGAGCCTTGTGTGCGCTCTACTGACAGCAGCAGCCGTTGACGCTCAAGTTACTGGCGATCTTAACACCAACAGCGGCAACAACGATTCTACCATCGACAGCAACAATAGCGACAGCACGACGAACTATAACGGCGCTGGATCTGCTCCATTCTCTACGCCTGTGCCGACAGCCGCCGCGCCGACAGTCATGGGTGGCGGTGGCAACGATAGCTGCCTGATCCCTGAACAGAGCGCCTACCAGATCAGCATATTTGGCCGCGCCCAGGGCCATATGATTCAAGATGATGAATGTAACCGCCGCAAGGATGCGCGCCTGCTTGGCACACCGCAGGAGACAGGCGGCCTTGGGCTGCAGGTCAGCGGCATTTCGCTGATGTGCGACAGCCCAGAAATCTTCAAGGCTATGGCTCTGGCCTCAACCCCATGCCCGATCTACTCGATCGAAACTGGCAAGCTGCTGGTCGGTCGTGATGGGTATCTTGCAATGCGAGACAACCCCAGCATTTATGTGGTAGGATACGCAGAAGATCAGGCGTTTTGGGACGCCTTCCTGATGATGAACGAGGAGTTGCCCGATGTTCTACCCGAAGAAAATTCTGGTCCTTCTCTGTCTGAGCGCTTCCGCCGCTCACGCCGATCCGACGATGACGAACCTTCAGGGGTCAGCCCAGACAATCCTTGACCAGCTTTCCGCCTCGCAAGCCTTGACCGCAGGTGCGGTCTACAGCGCAGGCAACGGCGACGTTCTGGCCACTGGTGTCATGCAGGATGCGGCTATCTCGGAACAGATGCGGTTGGATTACAACGCCGACATCTCTGCCGTTCAGGCTGCGACGTATTACAACGCCGAGATGCTGTTTCAGGACAGACACGAAGAAGCAATGGTCAATCTCGGTTCGGCTATTGATAACCTCGTTTCCGCAACTGCGGTTCTGATGGAGGTGCAGGCCGTTGCTAACATGGCTGCCAACGCCGACACGGTGAACGAGCAACTTGCCGTGCAGACGGTGTTGACCAACAATGACATGACCGTCAGTGCGGCTGATGTAAGCAACTACAACAACGCGCTGGGCGCGGTTCAGTCTTACGCCCGAGATGCTGGGGCGTTCTTGGCTGCATCGCGCAACACCAGCATGACCGGAACGGCTGACGCCTACGCGGCCAATGCCAACGTCAGCCTATACGGCGCGTCGGTCGGCTACAGCGCAACGGCTGACATCCTGAACATCAGCGCAGGCAACGTCTTTGGCATCGGCTTCCAAGGCTTCATGCAGAACGACGTCGTGACGCTGGAGCAGGTCTATGCAGCAGGCTACGGCTCGTGAGCGAAGAGGCTGAAACCAACGGCCTGCGGATTGCAGGCTTTGATGTGAAGGGCTGGTGGCTTGCTGCCGCCCTTCCTGCTTTGTCTGGCATCAGCGGCACGATCTATGTTGGCTATGATACGGTCAACCGCTTCTGGGCAGTAGAGGAAAGCGTTGATGGCGTCTTGGGCGTTGAAAGCCGGGTGCAAACTCTGGAACAGGCAATTCAAGATAACGATGTGCGCGGGCTTGCTGGCAAGCTGTCAAGCATCTCGACCCAGATGGGGACGATCCTTGAACAGCAGAAAGCGTTGATGGATCTGCGCTCGATGGTTGAAAAATCCGATGGCGTCACAAACAGCCTGCAAGGCAAGCTGGAAAAATACGACGCTGAAATTGAAGACATTTGGAAGGCGATTGATGAACTCGCCAAGCCACTGTGACAGAGGACCGCCATGACCAAACAGCTTGAAGAAGGCAGCGCATATGCTCACCTTGATGTGAACGGCGACGGCATCGTTTCCGATGCTGAAATGATGGCGGCAGAACGGGCCGCCGAGTTGGAAGCCAAGATTGAGCGGTGGCGCAATCAGGACGCATTGGAGGACCGCCAGCGCATGATCGCGCTAATCGCCATGCTGTCCTGCATCTTCATTACATTCTGGCTTCTGACGCCGTTTGTGAGCATCGACCGCATCGAGGCAACTAACGCGCTGGTCAATCTGTTCCTGACCTTCAACACTGGCGTTGTCGTCGGCTTCATGGGCCTGTCTGCCCTCGGCAAGATCAAAGGGCGGAAAGACTGATGATCGCGCTGCTTGGCAGCCTGCTTGGCTTCGGCACATCGTTTCTGCCTCAGGTGCTTGGATTGTTTCAGGCTAAGCAGGAACACAAGAACAAGCTGGAGATGATGCGGCTGCAAGGCGACATGGCCGCGCAAGGTGTTCAGCTTGAATTGCAGGTCTTGGACAAGAAAGCCGAGATTGAGGAAACCAAGGCGCTATACCAATATGCTAACCCTTCTGGCGGATTTGCAGCAGAGTTGGCCGGATCTGTTCGGCCTGTTATCACCTATCTGTTTTTTGCTCTATTCATGGCCACAAAGATCGTGATCATGGTCAAGGTCACTGAACAAGGCGGAAACTGGAAAGACGGCGTTGACCTGATGTTTGACGACGAAACCAAGGCGCTGTTTGCCGCCATCATTAGCTTCTGGTTCGGCAACCGGGCCGTCAGTAAGCACATGGGGAAAAAATGATCTGGATCGCCTTTGCCCTTGCTTTCATGGCTGCCCCTGCGCTGGCCGAAAGCTATCCCATCAATCGCGTGATTGACGGCGACACGGTGGAAATCGCGGTAGATTTCCTGCCATCGCCTTTGCCGCCCAAGCTGTCTATCCGCGTGCTGGGGGTGGATACGCCAGAGAAAGCCCCGCGCGCTAAATGTGACGCAGAGGCGGCCAAGGCCAAAGTTGCCAGCGCTTTTACAAAAGACGCTGTTGCGACGGCGACCGAGATTGATGTGCAAATCAAGACTTGGGATAAATACGGCGGGCGCGTGCTGGGCGATGTTTACATCGACGGCCACAGTCTTGCGGAAATGCTGATCGAGGCGGGGCTTGCCCGTCCTTACAAAGGCGAGGCTAAGTCCTCATGGTGCGAATAGGAGCCGACATGCTGACCAAAGAGAAAATCGTTCATCTGCTGCACGGCAACCCCGAGGCTGATGCTTGGGCCGATGCGGCGCTTGAAATCCTGCCTAAGTATGAAATCAACACGCCAAACCGCGTTGCTGGTTTCTTTGCCCAATGCGGCCATGAGAGCATGGGGTTCAAAGTGCTGGAGGAAAACCTGCACTATCGGGCCGAAACGCTTGATAAGATTTTCCCGAAGTATTTCAAGAACGCCGGGCGCGATGCCAACGCCTATGCCAAGCAGCCGGAGAAGATCGCTAACGTGGTTTACGCCTCTCGCATGGGCAACGGCGACACGGCCAGCGGTGATGGCTATCGTTTTCGGGGCCGTGGCGTGATCCAGCTTACCGGGCGCGACAACTACACCAACTTTGGCAAGACCATCGGACTGACCGCCGATCAGGTTGTGGCCTATGTCACCACCAAGAAAGGCGCGCTGGAAAGCGCATGCTGGTATTGGAACAGCCGGAACATCAACGCGGCCTGTGATGCTGGCGACATCGTGAAGATGACAAAGCTAATCAACGGCGGCACCATTGGCCTAGAGGACCGCCAGAAGCACTATAACGAGGCTTTGGCCATCCTTGGCGGGTCTGTGCCTGCCGCTGCATCTGCGGCCTCTGGTGGCGTCCTGCGGCGCGGATCCAAGGGTGATGACGTTAAGAAGATGCAAGCCGCGCTTGGTCTGACCGCTGACGGTGACTTCGGTCCCGGCACGGAAGCCGCGTTGAAGAAATGGCAAGCAGCCAATGGTCTGGCAGCCGATGGCGTGGCTGGGCCGAAAACGCTTGCAAAGCTGATTGGGTGATCGTGAGGGAAGCGTGGTTGGAATAGGCCGTAGCGCAGACTAGTTCTCGGACCAATACAAAGCCGACCCGTGACGATCTCGTTTTGTATTTTGCTTCCCTCACGATTCTTTTTATTTGCCCGCGCAGGCTCCTGCAAGCGTCTTTTGGTTCAAATATCGTTGGATCGCGTCCTGGCTTGCTGACCATGCTTTTGTGCGCGTGTCGCTGGCTTCTGGTCCGCGATTAGACACAGAATACGGATCAAACGAGTGGCGGCTTAGTGAAATATCAAACCGCCTGCACGCTTTGATGATGCTGGTCGTGGACACTCCAAGATTGCGGGCAGCTTCGGACGTATACCAGCCTTGCGCCTTCGCTTTTTCGATCATCTCACGCGTGATGCCTTTTTTCATTGCATTGCCTTTCTCACCCTGTCTTCCAAGTTTCGATATGCCCGCCCGCCTTTGTTGAGAGCGACACGGGTATGGCTTTTGTCTTTTCCGATATATCGGGCCAGCGCGCTAATGGATGAAAACCATACGCCCGCCACGCATTGCGGTTTCCCGTCGCGCGCCGGGTGCGGCCTGTATGCCTTTGGCGTCCCGGTCCCGATCTTATCTGCGCACCCCCTATCAATGGCCGCGTAGATTGTCTTGACTGAACGCCCAGTGGCCTTCGCCGCAGCCGGGACGCTCTCGTAAATCGTGCCTCTGATGTTAACGCGCATTGGGTTTCTCAATCAGGGCGAGGGCTTCTTCCAACACGGCGGTCAGCCCGCAGGAACACGGCCCATTAAAGTGCGGCGGCTTGTTCAGCTTGCAGTCATTGTCGTGGACGGCGTAGCTACGCATCCGCCAATACGCTTTTTCCCAAGCCTCTCTGATTGCGGCGTGGTCAGGCGTAGGCTGCGTCTCATAGATACCTGTGCCGATGCGCTTCAAGTTGGGCGCTGCGGCGTTCTCGGCGGGGGTGATGGCGCGGATGGCGTTGATTACCCGAGCAAATAGCCCGACCTGCTCCGTGCGCCCGTGTTCATCCTCAGGCCAGTCTGCATGTTCTGAAACCGCCAGACACGCCTTTTCCAGCGCCTTCGCTATGGAGGCGTCGATCATGGGCTGGAACGCCCCGCGCCCATACAGGTGGATGATTTGCTCCACGGTCGGCTTGGCGATGGTGCCTCGCAGCATATTGGCGTGGACGGTCACGGGGTCGGTTAGGTCTGGACCCTGACACGCGCAGCGACGTTCGGTCTGGTAGGTAACACCCGTCCCTCCGCAGCCTGTGCATACAGGATCAGCGTCAACGTAGGGAATGGCGCGAATGCGCGCTTGCAGCTTCGTAACTGTGTCGCCCAACTGGATAGCAGCCAACGCATCCCCGCGCCGGATCAGATCGTTGTCACTCATGGCTCTCTCCTTTGATCTCTGCGAGGGTGGTGCGGCACTTCATGTAAGTTTGATGCTCAAGACCCCAAGTGTTATCCACAACAATCAATTCCAAAGCCTCCACCGCCTTCGCCAGCTTGGCTTCTGCTGCAATACGGCGAGTATCCATCTTATTCATCAGCGCAGCGGCCTTATCAGCCAAGACAATCGCCTTGTCCCATTCGCCAAGTGCGTCATCCCGCTCGGCAATCAGGGCTTCGATGCGGTCAGCGGCAGCATTACCAAGTGTCGGCCAGCCTTTGGGGATTTGCAGCCGTGCGATCAGTTCTTCGTCGGTCATTCCAGCACCTCCAGTGCCATGGCTTCGTCAATTTCCAGCGTCGTCAGGCGGCCCCCATGCTCAGGGCATTTCTTGCGCCGCCAGACCGTATGCACCCCGCCGATCAGTTGCTGGCGGCTCTCGATCACGGACAGCTTGCGCCCGCAGTGGCAATGCGTGAGCGTGTCCTTCATTCCTCGATCTCCTGCGAAACTTCCATCAGCGCGCGGCGGACCCATTCAACCCGCTGCTTGGCGATGGCGACCAGAGCGGCCCCGCGAGGCGCACAGCGGGCAGTGCGGATAATCCGGCTTTGCGGAGCGGTATCGCTGCGGTCGCCCGTGATAGTGACGCCCGGCAGCAACGGCAAAGACACCTTGGCATAGTCATGGTTGATGACATCCCCGGCATAATTCTTGCGGACGATGTGGATGATCCGGTTCATCGCCGCCCCCTGTTCCATGCCAGCCGTGACAGCCGATTTGCCAGATCATCCAGATCCTGCACGCTGATGTCACGGTGATCCATCAAGGCCGTGTAAACAGCATTGGTTAGACGCTTGGCTGGCAGCGCACTTGATCCTTGGATGATGGCTGCCACCGCTTCGGACTGCACATCACGGCGCGGCATGGGTTCATCTTTCTTGCGCCAGAACATCACGCTTCCTCCGGCAGATCATAGCATTCGCATTTGACCAGCGCGCCACGGCTCAACAGCGCGGCCAACGCAGCGTCAACCCGTGCTTGGCTGATGCCAAGGCTTTCGGCAATCTCTGCGGCTGTGGCGCGGCCTTCATCAACGTCCTGCATAACCAACTTTTCGTCGCTGTCGGCTTGGATGTTGCGGATCGGGTTGCCTTCAATAACCGAAATCGCCAGCCACGGCGTCTTATGCCCGTGCGTTGGGTTCGGCACGAGGATAGCGTTGATTTTATCACCGGGTTTGAAATCCATGCCAGCGATATTCTTGCTCGGCACGAAAACATTCTGCGTCATGTCGTCGGCCAGCACGGCAAAGCCTGTCCCGGTCGGCAAGAAGTTGGTGAGGATAATTTCAGTCGGTTGCATCGTTGCTCTCCAGTGCTGCTAGCTGTTTTTCGGCGTCATTTTTGTAAAATGTCAGGATGGATATTTCCTCGCTCAGCCAATCAGGCCTGACGCCTTGGCCGTGTCTCTCGATCAGATCGTCGATCTGTTGCTGCTTGCGCGCGATGTATGCGCGGGCTTCTTGGGCGGTCATCACTTGATCCCCAATCTGTCCAAAGCGAAGTATGATTTCTTGTAGCTTTCTATGAGGCGGTCCACGCGCTGGATCTTCTCATCAATCTGCGGGTTCGGCGCAGTGTCATCAACGATGGTCAGCGTCTCGCGGTAATCCCACAGCGCCGTAAGCACGATGTGGGTGTCCATTGCTCCAAGTTTGATCGCCATCACATCCACCCGTAGCAGATCATCATCGCGCCGTATGCGGCACTGAAAACCATGATAGCGCCGATCAGGTCGGCGAGGATGTCTCGAATGCGGAATTTCATGTTGTCTGTCTCCTATCAAAACGGCGGTTGTTCGCCGGGGAAAGTTGGTTTCCATTGCGGGGCTGCTTGGCAAGCTGGCGGCAATGTCGGCTTTGGTGGTTCCTGCCGGGCGATGATGCCCAGCAGGTTGAGATGGTCGGCGAGTGTCACAGCGCAACGATCTCAATGGTGCGTGCTGCGTTGTGGGCGGCGGCGTCGGCATCCCACTGGGCGTGCATGTCGGAGACCGAAGCAAAGCCGCGCGTCTTTGCGAGGCCAGCGTGGTAGCGGCGCAGGGAAGGGTTCTTTTTGTCGCGGGCCGACACGGGCGACCACATCTGACCCTGCGCGCTTTTGGTTGCGTTGGAGCGGTCGGCGCTGAAGCCGCTCTTTTCAACTTTGCCGTCTGCGGTGCAAATGACGGCCCAAGCGAAGGCATAAGCGTGATCGCTGTTGCGGGTGACGGTCTGGCCGTTCGAGAAAGTGGCAGTAAACTTGGTCATCTTGGTCATCCTTGTTTGCTAGTTCGTATGCCCAACATACAGCCTGCCGTGCGCCTTGCAAGATAATTTTATCGCTTGACGCATCTTTTTTTGCGGAATATCCAGAACAGGCAAACCAAAGGAGGCCGCCGATATGAAGGCGCAACAACTGATCCGCGATTGGGTCGCCAGCGAAGGCCGCAAGCTGGGCTGGCTGGCCGCGCAAATCCCGGTCCACCAAGGCGACCTGTCTCGGTGGCTGAAAAGCAAACAAATGCCGCGCGAAGTCTACCGCATCCGGCTTTCCGACATCACCGGGCTTGATGTCCGCGATAAGGCATTGTGGGGGAATGTGGAATGAACCGCGCAGAAATCCTAAACACCGCCAAGGAATACGTCACCAAAGACCGCGCGGCAACGCATGGCGAGGCAGAGCAGAATTTCAATCTGATCGCGTGCTATTGGACAGCCCATCTTGATACGATCATCACCGCCGAAGATGTGGCGATCATGATGACGTTGTTCAAACTGGCACGCGCCAAAAGCAACGTCAGAAATCCTGAAAATTGGATCGACGGTTGCGGATATCTGGCCTGCGGTGGCGAGATTGCGACGGGTGCGGGAGGCCAAGGCTGATGGCCGTCTACATCGGGATTGATCCGGGAAAACTTGGTGCAATCGCGGCACTCGACAGCGATGACATGTCAGTAATCATTTACGACATGCCCGCGACCATCGAGGAAAAGCGCGCCATTCTTTCCGAGATCGGCAAAGCAAAAATCGCATGGGTCGAAAAGCCTTTCTTCCCGCGCATGATCGGCATCAAAAATGCCGTCACCATCGCGCAAGCCTTCGGTGAACTGAAAGCCTGCCTGTTCTTTGCAGGGCTGCCGACGAGCGAAGTGCCGCCAGCCGCATGGAAAAAGCACTTCGGGCTTTCCAACGATAAGGACGCATCGCGGGCATATGCTGCCAGCGTATTCCCGGACCAAGCGCACATGTTCGCGCGCAAACGCGATGATGGCAGAGCCGAGGCAGCCTTGATCGCATATTACGGATGGAGAAAAAAATGATCCGCGACCTACCGAACCAAGATTACCACTCACGCCCAGAGATCAGCAGCAGCGATGTCAAAATGGTCGCCAGCAAATCGCTGGCTCATTGGAAAGCCAAGGTCCGCAAGCCGTCATCGGCTTTCGCCATGGGCAGCGCGGTTCACGCCTTGGTGCTGGAGCCTGAAAAATCGCTGGTCATCCGTGGCCCGGAAGATCGGCGCGGCGATAAGTGGAAAAAAGCCCAGCTTGCCGCCGATCTGGATGGCGCAACGCTGCTGACCGAGGGCGACTATGATCTGGCCCATGACATCGCAGAGGCAACCCGCGCGCATCCTGTCGTCGCCATGTATCTGGCCGATCCGTCCTTTGTGGCCGAAGCCAGCATCTTCGCAAAAGACCCTGCAACAGGCGTTGACATCAAATGCCGACCGGATGGCTGGATCGACAGCGAAGGCATCATCTTTGATGTGAAAACAACCCGAGACGCCAGCCCGGACGGATTCCCGCGCGAGATCCGCAACTATGGTTATGATCTGCAAGCGGCTTTCTATCTGCGCTGTATGCGCGCTGCGGGCCATGACGCCAAGGCGTTCATCTTTGTCGCGGTCGAGAAGGAAGCCCCTTACGCGGTCAGCCTGCACGCTCTGACAGATGCTTACCTGACGCACGCCGATCAGCGCGTGACGCAGACGCTGCAAAAAATCAGCAACGCAACCGTCACGAATGACTTTACGACGGGCTGGCCGCTGCTTAATCATGTTGACTTGCCACGATGGCAGGCCGCGCAGGAGGACGACATGTTCTCCGAAGAAATCGACTTTTAACCACAGCCAGAGAGGAGAAAATCATGGCTAACAACGACGACTTTTTGAAGGTTCTTGCAAAGAATATCAGTTTGCAATTTCCAAAGCTGAACCAAACTTATCGCTTTAACACGCAGAAGCAGCAAAGCGAACCATGCGCGCAAACCGCGTCCAACGCCGCTTGGTCTATCGGCTTTGAAATGTCAAAAGAAGAAGCGCGCCCGATCTTTGAACAGCTTCGCGCCCATTACGAAGCCTGCCGCGCCCGCAACTCGAAAATGCCTCCGTTCAAAACTGTCTTTGGCATGAAGAAAAACGAGGAAGCCGGGACGGTAACATTCACTGCCAAGCGCAACGGCATGAAGAAAGACGGCAGCCCGAACAAGGCTCCGACCGTGATCGACGGGCAAAAGCAGCCGCTGGCCGATCTGGCCTTCTGGGGCGGGTCCAAAGGCACCGTGCGCGCTTGGGCCGTCGCAGTGGTTGACCCTGACGGCAACGGCGGCATCTCGCTGTTGCTGGATGCTGTGCAGGTGACAGAAGCCCGCTATGGCGATGGCGGCATGGATGATTTCGACACCGTGGAAAGCAAGGCTGATCCGTTTGAACAGAAGCCGCTGGCGGAAGAAAAGCGGCAGAGCATCAAAGAGGAATTGGCAGACGATATTCCTTGGTAATATAAAGAAGAACCCCGGCGCTGGAGAAACGCCGGGGTTCATTTGCGGAGCCGAGAGGAGATCGGTGCGCGTGTGTCAGATGAGTTCGGGAAACGCAACTTCAACACGGAGAAAGTATAGTGAATACTTCATATAGTGGCAAGGCAATCCGTAAGCCCTATTACGGCCAGTCAACCACCATCTTCGGCACTACCTTCAGAAGCAAGCTGGAAGCCGAATGGGCCGCCTTCTTCACCATCATCGGCATCCGCTGGGAATATGAGCCGCACAAGGTCAACACCCGACACGGCGGCTATGTGCCTGATTTTGTCCTGACCGATCTCCACGGCGGGCTTATCTGCGAGATCAAGCCATACGGGCGAGATGATGAAGATTTTCAGGTCACAGAAGGGAAATTGCGTGATGCCTGCGAAGGCCTTAAAAGGCCAGGGACGATCTTGCGCGGTAATCCATACAGGTTCTGTGTCGAAGACTTAGGCGGTGAGAATATGATGAGGTCCGACGGCATCGGCGGCTCTCATGAAATGCTTTTCAACGATTATGGCTGGGACGCCACATACCTGTTCTGCGTCTGCCCGCACTGCTGGAAAGCAGGCTATGAATTCGACGGAAGAGGCGAGCGCATCTGCCGGGGCGCCTGCGGTCACAAGACAGTGATCGACGCCAGAAACTTCAGCAGTCTCGGTCACGGCGACAAAGGCTACTCAGCCTCGCATCCGCGCATCATGCTCGCCGCCAAAACGGCGTCAGAAATCGTCTGGCAGGAGAAAGAATGATGGACAAAATCACGCTCATCAGGTCCATCCAACCTTCCAAAGTCTGCAAAACCTACACCAACAACGGCACAACCCTAGACAAAAGCGTCATCGCCAATGTATTTGACGGAGAAGCCATCACGCTTTCCGTTCCGACCGCCGAAGCTATGGTGAAAATCCTCGCCAAGGTGACTGAGCGCCAAGACCTCGTGATCTGCCCCGGCGTCTGGCACGGGGCAGAGGACAAGCAACAATTCAAGGTCACAACCGAGCGCCAACTTGCCGACATTCTCGGCGTTGATCTGGCGCAGGTTCCCGGTGGTGTCATAGAACACGCCGGAGAGCGGATTAGCGCCCGCCTCAAGCGCGGTATCAGATATTCAGCGTGGATGCTGCTTGACGCTGATAACCCGCCCGGAATGCCAGCAGAATGGGCGTGCCTAGACATCGGCGAAAGGCTGAAACTCTGGGATGCCATTGTCCCCGGTATCTCAAAATGCGAGCGCATCGAACTTCGCGGATCATCCGCACGGGTTCACAAAATCGGTGAACAGCCAAGCGGAAACGCAAGCCACGCTTGGATCAAGGTGAATGACCCGGAAAAGATTGCCGTCCTAAAGGCTCACATCCGCGTTCACATGGTTCTGAAAGGGCTGTCATTCACTTTTGACAAGGTGAGCAAGAACGATGGCGTTGTGGTCGGTAAGGAGGACCGCAGCCTGTTTGATCTGGCCGTTCTTGATACTGGCCGCCTCGTGTTTTGCGCCAAGCCTGAACTGATCTCGTGGGATCATGCTGTTTCCGACGCTGGCATCACCATCAAAAACGAAGGGGCCGGGCCGCTTGACGTTTCTTGGGCAGAATTGCCAAACCAGCGCGCCCTAGAGGACATTCGGGTTAAAACCGGGCTGACCATGCGGATGAGCCGCGAAGGCGGCAACGTCAATACCATCGTGACTGGCGAGTTGACGATGGACACGCCAATCGAATCGCGCGGCATCACACGCAGCCTCGGTGACTGGGCATCAACAATGCAGCCGCAAGACAAACTGCGATGCGAAGCGCCTTTCCGCGTCAGCCAATCAGAAGCCGCATTCATCCGCATCGGCGACAACGGTGTGCCTTTTGTCTATGACATCGGCAACGGCACAACTTACAAAATGCAGCGCGAAATCATCCGCGATGATCCGATGGATGATTTTGATTTCATCCCAGACACGCCTGATCCGCCAGCGAAGACGCCAGCACGCCCAACGCAGGCGGTGGCAGCCCCAACTGGATCATTTGACGATTGGGTGTTTCTGACCAGGCGCGGCGTGTTCCGCAACGTGTTTACAGGCGAAGAATGCAGCCCGGCAGCGTTCAATCTTGCATATGGACGAGATGTTCCGCCAATCGAGGTGAACGACCGCATCGTGCAGGTATCCGCCGCTAAATATCTCATGAACCACATCGAAGGCCGCATCGCACATGATGTTCTCTATGTGCCGAGCCTCGCTGTGAACGATCCGATTTTTGAGTATGAAGGCGTTGCATATGTGAACAGCTACATGCTCAACCGCGTGCCGAAGATCGACACCAACTGGAAGCAACGGCCAGAATGGATGGTGTGCGAAGCGCATCTCAAAAACATTCTGCCAAATGATTGGAAAACGCTTCTGAACTGGATGGCGCACAATGTCCAAAAGCCCGGCCAGAAGGTGCTTTGGGCGCCGATCATCAAAGGCATCCAAGGCGACGGCAAATCAACGCTGGCGCGCGTCATCGGCGCGGCCATGGGCCAGCATAACGTCAGGATGATCGCCACCGAAGAAATGCAATCAGACTTCAACGGATGGGCAGAAGGCGCTTGCGTGGGTGTGCTGGAAGAAATTCGCATCAAGGGCCACAATCGCCATGATGCCATGAACAAGTTAAAGCCGCTCGTGACCAACGAGAAAATCTCGGTTGTCCGTAAAGGGCAAGATGGCCGCAACATACCAAACGCCACAAACTACATGGCTCTCACCAACCACGAAGATGCGCTGGTGCTTGATGCTGACGACAGGCGTTGGGGCGTGTTCTTTACGCGTTTCAAAACCCGTCAGGAAATGATCGACGCGACCGGGGCAGACTATTGGGACAAGCTGAACAAAGCCATCAACGATGCGCCCGGCGTGATCCGTGGCTGGCTTATGGATGTTGATCTGTCAACATTTGACGCCAGAGATGCACCGGCGCTGACAGACGCCAAGAAGCTGATGATTGAACACAGCAGGCCCGATGATGAAGTGCATGTCGAAGAGGCCATAAACATCGGCGGGTTCGGCGTCTGTCGTGATGTGGTCGCCACAGATTGCCTCGTTCTTGCCATGCGTGACCAAGGCGGGCACTCACCGCGAACCTCTCGCCTCAGCAGCATCCTCGAAGGCTTCGGCATGGTGAAGCTGGAAAAGCCGTTCAAATGGCGCGGCAAAACACGCAGGCTCTATGTGCGCGGAGAGGCCCTCTCCCAAGACACAAGCGAGGCCAGAGACAACATCCGGCTGCATCTTGAGGGCACGACAGACCCAGAGTTGGCCGACTTCGCAGACGTTATCTCAAGCCCAGAATGGGTCAAAAAGTGAGGTTACATGTTGAGGTTACATGTTGTCCAAGCGAGGTTACAGGTTACAAGTGGTCGGACAACTTGTAACCTCACTTGTAACCCTGTTTTTTCTTTTATTTTCTTATACTTACTTCTTTAAGGTTACAAGTTACAAGAAATATAGAGAAACGCTGTATAAAAACGCGCTCTAATAAAAACAGGCACTTAGGAGAACAGATATGTAAAAAATACTGGGTATAGAAAAGTGCGTAACTTGTAACCCAGAAGGCAAAGGCGAGAGGAGGCCGAAATGGCACAGAGACCGATGAGACAGAAGAAAGACGACCGCCTGCTGCACAAAGGCGCAACCGCAGCGGAAATACGCAGCGACATGGCTCTGGGACCGTTTGACAAGGCTGTGCGTGAGACCGACAAGACTTGGGGTGTGGATCGCCTGCCGGAACTCGTCTCGGTCGAAAGTGCCGCCAAATGGGGCAAGGCAATGGCTGGCCTGAACGAAGCCATTGGCAACCAAGACCCGGACAAGGTGAAGTTTTGGGTTGAGGTCTGCTTGCGCGGGCTGGCCGCAATGGACGCCGAAGCAAAAGCCGCAGGCCACCCAGTTTCTGATCCAATGATCTGGGAACATGAATATGAAGGCACGGTCTACGGTATTATTGAGGATCACCGCGAATGGCCAGCCGCATACGCCAAGCGTCCGGGCATCGCCATTCACACCATGCGAGAGGTTGCCATCGCGCTGCACGCGCATCGCAATGGCCTTGTGAACGCGGTTAAGCTATCCTTTCCCGGCGCACAGGTGACAGCCATCCGGCGCGGCGAGGATCTGGAAGATGACATCGACTTCTTGAGCGACGGGGTGATTGAATGAACACCATCGACATCAGCGGCGAGGAATACTGCGCCTTCCCTGCGGCGTTGCATGACGCGGCCAAGGGCGACAGGATCATCTACCACACAGGCACCCATTGCAGCGGACCGCACAAGCGCGCTGCAAGCGTGGCTGCCGATGCTGGCCTGTGCCTGCTGTTCTGCCGAAAGCTGCAAGATGGCATCTTTCAATATCTGGCCGTGAAGAAATGAAGGAACACTGGCGGTCAGCGGAAGCGGCGGAATGGCGGAAGCTATACCAAACCAAGCAATGGCGCATCCTGCGAGAGCAAGCATTGTTCCGCGATGCTTTCCGTTGCCAGCATAAGGGATGCGGCGTGATATTGCGGCGCGGCGTCAAGCATCCCAACTCTGCCGTGGTTCACCACATCAAGGCACACAAGGGAAACCATGACCTATTCTTTGATCTAAATAATCTGCAAAGCGTTTGCTGGTCGCATCACAGCGGTATCATTCAATCAATTGAAAAACGTGGGTTTGACGTTACAATAGGCAACGATGGTTGGCCGATTGATCCGACCCACCCCGGAGCAAAGTAGCATGGAAATCCGTCAAAAGAACAGCCTGCCTTGGTCGCATCACTTGGCCATGGGCAACATGTATCAGGCCCATGTGCATCATCAGTTTGGCCGCAATATCGCGGTCGGAACAACCTATGCGCCTATCGCTGACATAGGCGTCTACAGGACGCCACAGCCAGCCGCTGCAACGCGCCTGCGCGTCAAGGCGGGAGGCAATGCAGGCGACACGGCTAACGGCGCTGGTGCGCGGTCTGTGAAGCTGCACGGGCTGGATGTATCGGGTAACGAGATCACCGAGATCGTGGCAACAGCAGGTGCGCTTGCATCAGCATCCACAACCCAATCCTTCATCCGGCTTTACCTTGCCGAGGTGTGGGAAAGCGGAACCTATGGCACGCAGTCGCTTGGCTCTCACCTTGGCAACATCACAATCGAGAACGCGGCAGGCACAGAGGACTGGGCGCAGATCCAGCTTAACGGTTTCCCATCAGGAACCACTGGCATCGGGACTATCAGCGTGCCGCGCAATCATGTTGCCTTGGTCACATCCGTCCACATCAACGCGGAAGGTGGCGGCGCAAAGACGTTTGATGTGATCATCCTCAAACGCGATGGCATCTTGCAAACATCCGCGCCTTACAAGCCAGTTGCCAAGGTGCAAGAGTTTATCGGCATCATCGGCCCGGTCGATTTCGCGTTTGATATGCCGCTGCGCTTCCCTGAACTGTCAGACATCGGGCTGTTGGCCAAGGTCAGCAGCGGGACAGGCGCGGTCAGCGTGGATATGGAGGTGATCTTCCTTGAGGCCGAAACATGAGCAGGCCGGGGGGGGTGGGTCAAATCTCTGCCGCCTATGGCAGCCAAAC